TGGTGCGATGGAAGGGACTCGAACCCCCGGCCTACTGATTCGTAGTCAGTCACTCTATCCAGCTGAGCTACCAACGCATACGTTCCGTTCGGAACATGATGTATTTTATCACGAAGGGCGAGGTTTGTCAACAGCTTTTTTAAAATATTTTTATATTGAAAAGTAAAGCATTAAATGCAACAAATTTTCGGCTTGATTTTTGTGGATTTTATCACAAAGCAAACAGACCGTCAAGCCTGCCCCGCCTGCAGCCTCTCTCTATTGTTCAATTTCACCAACATTCCGTCTCTCTGTTTGTGCGTTCTTGCCTTATGCCGTCAGCCCTAGCTTCCGCAGGCACTCCCTGAACGCTGTTCCCGCGCTCTTGTAGCCCAGTATCTTCCGTGGGTAGCTATTGATCCAGCTTTCTGTTGCTGCGATTTCCTCCGGCGTGACTTTTGAGAAGTCCGTTCCCTTCGGATGCCTGCGGCGGATCATGCCGTTTACGTTCTCATTGCTGCCCCGCTCCCAGGAAGAATACGGATGGCAGTAATACACCTTTGTACGCTTTCCGCCTGTGATGCAGGACCGTTCCAGTTGATCCGCCAATGCAAACTCTGTGCCGTTGTCCACGGTGATGCTCTTATAGATGGCGCTGAATCGAGCTGCACCTAGCTTCCTTTCCAGCGCATTGATGGCCTGCACGGTTGTTTCGGCGCGGCGGTTCGGCACCAATATAATATTTTCGTTCCGGGTCTTTCGCTCTGTCAGCACCAGCAGCGCAACCGTGCTTTTTCTCTTTCCCGAATATACCGTGTCCATTTCCCAGTGCCCGAACTCTTCACGGGTCTTTACTTCTTCCGGGCGCTTTTCGATGCTCTCACCGGCCGGCGCACGGGTCGGGCCTTTCGTTTTGACTTTTTTGTAATCGCCTTTGTGCACTCCATGCCGGGGTAGCGCCTTTTGTGTCAGGTTCAGGAACACGCCCTTTTTAATGTAGCTGTATATCGTAGGCACCGATATATGTGTTTTGAACATTCGCCCCTCTTCCCGTGCGTAACCATACACCGCAGCCGGTGAGCAGTCCTTATCTATAATGGTCCGCTCAATGTACTCTGCAAGTTCATGGTCCTTGCCGATTTTCAGGTTTGGTCCTTTCTCCCGCAGATGTGCTTGATACCGCTGTTCTGCAATGTCCGGGCTGTATGTCGGGATCAGTTCCCACGTTGTTCCGTTCAGCCGGTCATAACTGCCCCGCTTCAATTCACGGTACACCGTAGATGGGTCCACCCGCAGCTTTTCTGAAATCTCCCTGACTTTCAATCCATCTTTCAGCCACTTTTCAATTCGGATTCTGTCTGTGATCGTAAGATGTTTGAACACTCGCACGCCGTTTTCCTCCTTTCATTTTTGGCGTTTCTTTTCGTTTTAAGCGTAAATTATACGGTGCACCGTTGTCAATGCGCAAACTTTCCACACTTTGCACTTTTCCTTTGTGCAAAACTCCCAGACAAATAAAAAGCTCCCCGCCAGTGGCCCGGTCAGAGCCGCCAGCGGGGAGTTGTCATCACAGCTTATTCAGTTGTGCCACAGACTTAGTGTACCTGCTTTTTCAGATTTTCCAGAACCGCGTCTGCCTGAATTGCTTCCTTGCTGAAACTGTTGTTGTTCCACCATGCAACCAGAGCGGTAACGGTCGTAATACCGGCGGTCACAAGCTGCTCCACGGTGCTGCTTTCAATGGGGATGATGGGTTTTCCCATCGCAGAAAGCACCTGATTGGCAAGAGCCAGCAGCAGGCAAGCAGTACGGACGATAGTTGCGGTCGAGATTTTGAAGTTACCCATAATTCATTCCTCCGTGTTGTCCTGTTCGGACTTCTGTTTCAGGATTTCGATAGCCCCGGTCAGTGCCTTTGGGATCGGCACTCCCATCAGGCCAGCATTTTCGATGATGGACAGCGTCTCGTTTGCGATGAATGCGATCACGGTAGCGTCCCGGATAAAATTAGACCCCATCACCGTGTCGAGGTGGCAGGCCACCAGCACGATCAGCAGGGTTACACCTTTGCGGCACAGCCCCTTCCACCCGGCGCGGGATTCCAATGCGCCGTCTTTGCTCTTCGGGCTGGCGTGGAAAACCCCAGCAACCACAAGCCCCGTGATGTAATCGACTGCCATGAACAGGATCAGCGTCGAAAGTGCCGCATCCCATCCGCCGAATTGACTTGCAATCAGACTGCCGATTACTCCAACCATGGTGCAAACTCCATTCTTCACTACATCACCCATCTGCTTTTTACCTCCCGCACATCAACGTGCACCCAGCCCGCCGGACGACCTTTCTTTACCGGGTAGCGTCCGATGCCGCCGGTGTTCTTCAGCAGCGCTTCCGCATAATCAGCCACATCTTCCACACTTACGCCCTGCACGCGGATGTCAGCAGCCTTGCCGTAGCAATGCTGGCTGTATGTAGCGCCCTTGACGTTCTTGTTGTGGGCGGCCGTGCGGAATGCGCTGGTGATGGTCAGCGGCTTCCCGAAATGGTCACGGATCTGCTGCAACAGCTTTACAAGATCCATGTCCACAAACACCGGGTCGCTGCCATCCTTACACCGGAACTCCTTCACGCTGAAGTTCTTGCTCAGTGCTTTGCTCCCGTCCTTCGCATAGGAATATGCTTTGATTGCCATTGTTCTGCTCGCCTCTTTCTTTTTTGATGATATAGAATTTCCCGTATGTCTGGTTCAGCTTGTGTTTCAGCGCCATGCACTCGCAATGGCTCAGAACGCCGCGGTAGCTGCCAATAGTGCGCTCCACGCTCTCGGCTGTGATCTCGTTCGCCTCATACTGTGCCAGCACCTGTGAAAGCCGCAGCTTGATGCCGCGTATCGTGGTGTGACGCAGGCGGCGGTGTGTCGGCCACACCCTCACGCCCACAAATTCCACGCCCTGTTTCAATGGCTGGATGCTGGTTTTATGGTTCAGAGCAAGATTCAGCTCCCTGCGCAGGAATGCGGCAATCTCGTCCCGGATGTGTGCAAGTTCCTGCTTGTCGTGCCCGATGATGATAATGTCGTCCATGTACCGGATGTACCAGTGGATGTGCAGCGTATGCTTCACATACTGGTCCAGAACATCGAGGTAGATATTGGCGAACATCTGGCTGGTCAGGTTTCCGATTGGAACGCCGGTGTCCTCTAACCGGCACTCTGGCGGCACTTCGTCCGCGCTCATGCCCTCCGGCAGCCCAAACTTCGTCTGGTCACTGTGCAGGATCACGCGGAACAGCCACATCATGCGCGGGTCTGCGATCTTCCTGTTCAGGATCTTCAGCAGTATCTCATGGTCTATCCGGTAGAAATACTTTGAAACGTCCAGTTTCAGCGTATAGGCCGGACCGCCTCGGTCTGCCTGCCGCATCCAGTATTGCAGTTGATCCAGCGCCGCGTGCGCCCCTTTGCCCTTGCGACACGCATAGCTGTCCGAAATAAAGCCTTTATCGAATATGGGAAATACAACTTGGTAGATACCCCACTGCACAACGCGGTCAGGGTAGTGCAGCGCCATAGCCATGCGCAGCACAGGCCGCCGGATCCAGAAGATCCGGTACGACCCTACCTTATAGGTCTGCTTGACCAGACGGTTTCCCAGAATGATGCAGTATTCTGCTTTGCGCTGCTCAAAGATCAGCACTTCATCCCGGTGCTTCTTGCCCTTGCTGGCGTGGTAGTGCGCCAGCATCAGGTTGTCGAAAGCCACCACCTGGACAAAGATGTTTTTGTATGTTTTCATTCACAGCCTTCCGCACCCGTGGCATATACGGCCACTCCCCACCATTCACCGGGCGGTGGGATATTCCGGCCATTCTCCCCGGTATACTGTCTGCCTTGATGCGAATACAAATTTTTCGTGCAGCGCTCCCCGGCGCTGCCGACGGATCCTGACCCCTTTTGCCCGCGTAATCCAGCCCATCTTTTCAGGCAAGCTGTGATTCATCTGGCGGGGAAAAGCGGAACGCCGCCCAATGTTGCCGTTGGCGTTGGAACGCACATTGTTCAGGTTCAGCTTGAACACGCCCGCGTTGGAAGTGTTGTTCCAGCTGCCGCCCCGGATCGGGATGCGTAAATGATGGTCAGGCCCCGGTTATGCAAAAAGGCAAGCAGCCCTATTTGGACTGCTTGCCCTCCACATACTTCATGTAATTGCCGATCATGCCGCCGATTGCCCCGGTATATTTGCTCCATGTTGCGTATTGGTGCATCGTGATGCAGGTGACAGGCTGCGGCGGGGCTTCCGGCGCTTGTCCGTCCGCCCTCTTCTTGCGCTTTTTCTTCGGTTCCGTACCCTGCGGGTACAGTTTGGGGTTCGCCGCCTCGTCAAGATAATCCCGCAGATCCAGCAGCAGGGTATCAAACTCACGCAAGGTGTCGCGCTTGTAGTATTTCTTCTGGATCACGTTGCAAAGGTGCAGCATATCATACATGGTTTCCCGGATGCGTTTTGCAAGGCCATACTTTTCAATTCGCGGAAACTGTACCAGGATGGGGCTTCCGTAATTTATCATGTCCTTTACCGCCTGCTTCAAGCGGTAGCCTCCGTTTGGCGTGTTCATCTGCTGCAGCTTTTCGTTTTCAATACTGTTCATGTCATTTTCCCAGGCTCTGCAAAATATAGGGGCGGCTATCGCCGCCCCATCGGTTTACTGTCGGTCGGTTTGCGGTTTGCCCCTCTTATCAGAGGGAACCCACGAAAGCGGAACGCCGCCCAATGCGGCCGTAGGCGTCGGAACGCACATTGACCAGGTACAGCTCGAACACGCCCGCGTCGGAAGTGCTGACCCAGCCGCCGCCCCGGATCGGGAAGCGCTCGCCCTTGTTGATGGCATACAGGTCATCGCCGCCATAGTCGCCGTTCGGCTCCTGCGGGTATACGCCGATGCCGTAAAGGATCTGCGGCACAGCAGACAGGGTGGTTGCCAGAGAATTGAAGCCCGTGCCGTGGCCGTCCTCGCTCTGCCCGGTCAGTGCATCGGTGACAAAGGTCCACTTGTTGCTGCGCCAATCCAGCTTGATGGTGCCGGAGGAACCGGGTGCCACAAGGCTGCCGTCTGCGGCAATGGCTTTCCACAGGCTGCTTTCTGCGGACAGGTCTGCCGTGGCAAGCGCAGCATCGTTGTGCTGGATGATCTGGATCTCGCCGTCCATCAGGCGCAGGCCGGTAGCCCATTCCCACGCATTGCCGTTCAGGTCTGCAATGCCGGTCAGATCGTTGTTGTGGTTCCAGCTCACCGGACCAGAACCGGTCAGGGTCAGGTTTACTTTGCCGCTGCTGTCGTAGTTGGCCGGGGTGCCCTTCTCCCATGCGTGCGCATGGTCAGCGCCGTAGTTGTTGTTGCCGCGGGGCATAAAGCCGTTGGCGCGGCACCACAGCTGGATAGCTGCGTACATGGCATTGGTAGCCAGCGTCCAGCCCTCGCCCTTGCTGCGGCTCTGGCTCACAGCGGTGTCGAAGTTCACGTTGACCGCCGGGGTCTGCATGGGCAGGCTGCAGGGCACGCCGTTCACCAGCGTATCATGGTACTTGCCGATGCAGAAATAGGGCTTCTCCACACCATCCAGCTTAAAGGCCGGCAGCACCGTATCATCGCCCACACCCACATCCTTGTAGGTCAGCTTATTGATGGGCACCACCACGCTGGGCAGGCCAAACTTATCCAGCAGGGCGGTGTTCTTGCCGCCAGAAATACCCTCAATGGCGGCCTTGAAGTCAGCAAAATTAGTCATAGTGTTTCGCTCCTTTCACTTAGTCGATGGCCCACAGGGTCAGGGTGCAGCGGGAAATATCGAACTTCACGGGGATCTTCGTGGTCTGCTCCACTTCGCCCTCGCCATCCATGGCCGGCACCTTTTCCACTTTCTCGGTGTAGGCGCGGGCGGGAATGTCGATCTGCGCTGCATAGGACAGATCATCATCGTTCTTGCCAATGGAGGTAGCCAGAGCACCATCCCAGTTGCGCACAACGTCAATGTGCACCGGCTCGTCTTTCTCGTACTTTGCCAGGTTCACCATGATCTCGTCATCACCCAGGAACAGCTTGGTGCCGACCACCTCATAGTCCAGCTTGGTGCCTTCGTTCTTCTCGATAACCTGAATCATAACTTAATACCCTCCGTTCATGTGGTTGTCACGGCAGACTTCGCAGGTCTTGGCGGCGATCATTTCCGCCTGCTCCCGCTGCTCTGCGCTGATGTGGCCCCGGCAGCCGAAACTTTCAGCCACCTGAGCTTCGTATGCGATGCGTTCATCGCTCTTCACGATCACATTTGCCATGGTCTTACTCCTTACTCCCCGGTCGGGGCCACGCCGTCCTCATACTCCGGCGCGGGAATCATGCCGCCCTGGATCTCAACTTCCAGCGTCACTTCCTTTGCAATGCCTGTGTAAGCGATCTTGAAGCCGTTGAGCAGCTTGTCCGTGATGATGACGTTGCCTGCCGTGCCAGCCGGGTCGCCGTCAATCTCCACGCCGTTGGGCATCACAGCAGAAACAACACGGGTTGCAATGATGTAATCGGTATTGTTGCGGGGCTGCTTCAGGGCGATGGTTTTCTTGCTGTTGTTTGCCGGATACTTTGCGCTGTTGTACAGGTAGATGGTGTGCATCTCTCCGGTCATGGCCTCGATATCCAGGCCGTGCTCTTTCAGCACACGGGTAGCCTCGGCCAGCAGCAGGCTGTTTTCCAGAATGCCACCCTCCATGTTGTTGAAGTTTGCGGCGCTCTGGGAGGTGCCGGTTTTCAGCACCTCGCCGTCCACTCTCTCATGGGTGATGGAACCGTCGGAATTGTTCGTTTCCTTGAAACGGTTCACGAACTGGGTCACTCTGTCCACCCAGTTTTTGAAATTGTACATAGGGTGTCCTCCTTATCCCTTTGCGTTCCTCTGGTCAGCGGTCTTGTCCGCGCTGTTGAAGTTCAGCGCAACACGCAGGAGTGCGCCTTCATCGTCAGCCTCGAACTCGACCTGCTCATTGCCTACCAGCGTCTTGGTGTACATGACCTGCTTGCTGGTGTCCAGCAGCGCAACCTCCGTCACGGTGCTGCCGGTGGAATCGCCGGGCGGGATCGTCATGAAGAACGCCAGACGGCCATCCTTCAAGGTCTCCACGCTGTCGATGGGCACCGTCTTGTAGGTGCTGCCCGCCTTATACCGGCCAAGCGCCACGCGGACTTTGGTGTAGTCCTTGTACAGACCCAGAGCGTAACTTGTCATTGCCATAGTCTTTTCACCTCCCTTCATTACTGCACAAACGGCTCTTCGCCGCTGCGCTTGCCCTTGAACTTGGTAACAGTGACCTCAACGTCCACGTCGAGCACCGGTTCATCCAGTACCGCCGGGATGCTGCTGGCACAGGTTTCCGTGCCCGCCATCGCTACTTCCATGTTGTGCACCTCCGTTTCTGTCTCAACTGTCACATCCGTATCATAGATACCGGCTGTCGTCGTCCTGTCCGGGACAGTGCCAGCCGTTTCAACTTTGTACCTGGCAGACTGCTGCTCCGCTTCCACCGTAATGTCGGCTTCGCTCAGCGCCGCCTTGGTCGTGTTCTTCGGCCATGTGCCCGCCTGCAGGTTTTCGCTGGTGTAGGGCGTTTCCAACATCGCCGCGGTGCTTTCCGTTTCCACGTTCAGATCTGCATCCATGATTCCGGCATGGGTCGTCCGGTACGAGATCGTGCCCGCCGTTTCCACCCGGAACGCATTTGCGTTTCCTTCCGTTTCCACTTCAAGTTCTCCATCTGCAATGCCCGCATGGGTCGTTGTTCTCGGCCATGTGCCGGCATACATCGTCTCACTTGCATAGGGCACCCGGTAGACCAGCGAGGAAAACTCGCACTCTATCTCAATCCCTGCCTGCACTTGCAGGTAAAGGCTGTCCAGATGGGCGGTCATGCGTTTGTAGATGTTCACGCTTCGCCGGATCTCCCGGCGCTTCACCGGAATGAGTGCTCCGTCCACAGAGCAGATCACGCGGAAATGACCTGGTGTACCGCCGTAGTCGTACCACTGTTCTATCTCCGATCGGGGATAGATTGCGGATATTGCTTTCAGGGTCGCCCAGTCCGTGCCGTAGTAGCGCCGGACTTCCAGCGCCGTCTTGATGATGCTGCGCTTGGCTTCCAGCGGATAATTGGAATCGTACCAGTCCACCTTGAACTGCACGGCCAGCACATCCAGAATCTCTTCCGGTTGCGAATCTATCTGCGTGTAGATATGGATCAGCTCTGCCGTTTCCATTTCCCGCTGGTGCCGTTCGCGGTACACCTTATCCATGATGCGGACCCACGGTTCATCCGCAACCGCCGGGGGCAAGCCCTCAATCAGTCCGGTTCCCCACAGATCAGTCATCCTCGATACCTCCGTAGGTGATTTTCTTGCTGTTCAGCTTTGCCACCTGCGTTTCCGTCACCTTGGTGTCAACAGGCCCCGTCAGTTTCGGACGCTTTGCCCCGGCTTCCCGCACCCGCATGATAAGTTCCGCCGGGTCGATGTCTCTGCCGATCTTCCTCTGCCATGTTTCATACGCCTGCACCGCCTTTTCCACATTCTCCTGAATGGTTACGGCGCTCTTGGTGTTGCTGGACGCGATGTAGTAGGTGAGGTTGATGTCATACGGCACTTCCTGCGGGGCATGGCAGAGTACCAGATCGCCCATCGGCTTCTTTACCGTGGTGAAATAGTCCTCCATGCCCCGGCATTCTTCCTCTGTCGGCAGCCGTCCTCCATCCATCAGGAAGTAGATGTGGATCGTGTATCCTTCCTCACAGATGATCTTGGTGCCGGATACGTCGGTGCGCCAGCTTTCTGCGAAATACTCATAGGCATCTGCCGGTCCCGCAATGGAGAAGATAGACGGGGCGTAGTGGATGCGCCTGGTGAAAGAATCGTCGCCTTCCGTATCCGTTCCGCCGGTGCTGGTTGATGTGTTCTGGGCGGAGGCAATGTAGGGAATGGGGTCAACCAGCGTGTTGATCTCTCCGGCAATAATGCCATCGCTCCCGCTGCCCGCCTCGTCCGCCAGCACCTCCACATCAACCGACATCTCGCCCGCCGGGATCTCCGCGTACTTCGTGGTCTTGAAATACTGCTTTTCCCCGGTGCGCACCTGCGTGCCCTCCGGGATGCTGGTTGCGCTGGCTCTCACCGCAGACAGCGTAAACCGCACTACTGCCGTTGCCTTGCCCGCCTCCATGCGCTCCACGCCCACCATGGGTGCAAGGTTGTCCAGGTTCGGCCCGGTGCTTGTCGGCAGCAGCTCCGCTTTCAGGCAAGCCGTACTGTACTCTATCGTATGGTGAGAACGATAAGCCAGCACCAGCAGCACCATCCGCGCTTCTGCGCACTGTGCCAGCGACACTTCGCCGTTGTACAGTTCCATGTTGTATTTCTCAAACAAGGCTTTGCACTCGGCTGTCGCCTCTTCCAGAGTTTCCCCGCCATCAACGCTGATATCGGGGATGTTTTCAAATTCTTTGATCTTAGACAAGTTCGTACACCACCTTCGGGGTTACTGCTCCGTGCAGCGCATCGTCCTCCACCCAGTCCACACGCACCACCCGTGCCCGCGGCTCAAAGGCTGCGGTCTTTTCCGTGATCTCTGCCACATAAAGACCCTTTGCCACCGCAAGCGGCTTGTCCAGGAACACGCTTGGATCTATGCCAAGCAAGCGGTCGCCTTCCAAGCTGCCCACAGGGGTGCAGTACAGCGTGCGGAGACAGCGTGCAACGTCCTGTGCTTCTTCCTGCGTCGCCCTGTCGTTGGACAGTTCAAGCATCGTACTGCTTATGTCGATCATGTGTACTCCTTTATGGTCAGGCTCACCATGCACTGCGTCAGCAGTCCATGTTTCAACACAACGTTCCAAGCTTCGCTTACATCGGTCACGCGGAAGCGGTTCTTGGAAACCGGCGCAAACCCGATAATCAGGTAATGCAGTTCTCCGCTTTCCACCATTTCTGCCAGCCGATTCTTCATCCTGCTTGGATTTACGCCAAGGCTGGAATCAAGCAGAATGTCGAATGTGTATTCCCGCAGCTTTGGGTTAAGGAACTCCGGCTTTGCCTTGCCTTTCAGCACTTCATGCTCGGCCCAGTTCGCACCGATTTTCCCTTTGAAGTTGGATGGGGTGAGCGTCCGCAGATGGCCTACGGAAAAGATCACATCGCCAAAAACTCCTACATACATTCCTGCACCTCCTTACAGCGGCGGAGTAGTCGGTTTTCCGAGGTTGCCGGTGTGTGTGTGCTTCACGAGCGACTTCCCGGAAACCGTCACATCCCCGCCGCCGCCCGTGATATTCACCGTGGCCGCGCTGGCCGTCAGTGTCGTTGCGCTCAACTTCAACTCGCCGGACGCCTTGATCTCGATGCCCGCCGGGGAACCCACCTTCACGCTTCCGCTTTCGCTGATGGTCACGGTAGTGCTGCCAATCTTGATTTCCAGGCTCTTGGCTTTCAGGATCTTCTTCCCGTCCACAAAGTCCAGCAGTTCCTTTGCGTCTGCATCGAACTTCCGGTATGCCTTTCCGTCCTCGTTGCTGTATTCCTTGCGGAATACCTTCTCCTTGCCCTCGGCAGGTTTAATCTTCTCGTTCCAGATCGTGCCCAGAATCACAGCGTCCTCCGGGCTGTCGCCCGGATGCAGCACCACCACCAGATCGTCCACTTCCGGCATCCGATATTCCCGGTTTGAGAGCATCGGCACCATTTCCGTCACGGTATCGTCCCGGTCAGGGTACGTCACTTCACACAGACCATTTTCGTAGTCAATGGAACTTACGTTTCCAAGCCGCACTTCGCTGCTCATGTGAAATCCCCCTTTTCTACTTTGCTGGCCTTGACCTGCGTTTTGTAACCGCCGGACGGCGAGAAGGTGTGCTCCATCTCGTCGATGAAGTATTTTCCCGCCATTTTGCCGTATCCCACCAGATTGATGCACTGCGCCGATGCGCCCGCCGGGTAGCCCGGAATCGTGAAGCTGATGGTCGTTGCGCCGTGGTTGGCGTTCTTGATGGCCGCCACCAGCTTTGCCTTCGCATCCGCTTCACTGTTCACCTTACTGGTGAGTTTAAGTTGACGTTCTTCCGTGCCCACCTTGACATTGATGTTGATCTTTTTCTTTTTGTTGGTGTAGGTATACACGCCACCCGTGTACGTCCCGGTCAGTTTGGTGTTCCACTTAAAACTACCCGGTTCGATGCACAGGGCATTCGGATTCAGCGGCTGCGCCTCTTCGTATACCGTCCAGGCCGCCGCTTTTTCCTTGTACTTTTCCCGGTCATACACCCACAGCTTCGATGCGTAGACCTTGATGACCAGGCCGTAATCTTTGCACAGGTCTTGCAGAAACGCACTGTCCGTAGCGTCCTGCTCCTTTGCATCAATGTCGTGGTCGTCGCCTTCAAACTTCAGTTCCAGCTTGTACCGCCCTGCAATGGCTTCTGCAATTTTCTTCACGCTGGTTTTCTTCCATGTGAATGTACGGTTTCTCTCGCTGAAGCTGCTGTCGTTCGGTTTCGCCACGCCGCCCATGGTCAGCGTGTCCGGGGCGCCGGAAAAGTCCAGGTCATCCAGCACAAAAACGCCGCACTCGGCGCTGTAATCGCGGTTGTAGTTTCCGATACCGCCGATTCCCCAGTTTTTGACTACGATGGTCGGATAGAGCTTTACGCCCTTCTCCGGCATCCATGCGTTCTTCCATCTGCTGTCGCGGGCGTTGATGGTAATGCTCATGCTGTCACTCTTGGATGCAGCCACATCCGTGTAATGGAAACTCTCCACATCATTCTCGATCCGGGCTGTAATATCGGTTTTTTCGTATTTCAGCCGAATCTCCGCCTCGCGGCCTTTGGGTCTCACTGCTGTCAGCACCATCACGCACCTGCTTTCCAGGGCGGCAGGTCGCCGCTCTTTTCTTCAGGCAGTTCAGGCGTTGACAGCACAGTGCCGGAATCGAACCGGACGATGTGGATCAGTTCAGGGTTGTTCTGCATCAGCCAGTCGGCTTTCAGCTCACTGCCGTACACGTTCAGCGCAATCAGGTCCCATGTGTCGCCGGACTTCGTTGTGTAATCAAGTGCCATAGTTCTTGCGCCTCGTTTCATGTTCGTACTGTTCCATGTGCTCGCAGAACTTCTCATAGTCTTCATCCAGCAGTTCGCGGAGTTCGTCCGCGCTCATGCCGCCATAGATCGTGAAGTTCGGCGCATAGACGTAGGTGTTGCCGGAGCTGCTGGTGTAGGTGCGCTGGTAGCTTGTGCCCCCGCCTCCGCCAGAGCCGCCGGAGTTTCCGCCAGAGGTTCCACCGCCGCCGATGGACGGCAGTTCCACCACGTTCTGCCGGGACGCCTGCAGGTCCGCCAACATGGAAAGATCCTGCTCTGTCGTGCCCGTGCCGTAGGCTGTCGGGAAGAAGTCTACGTTGCTCAGGTCGTAGTGGTCGGGGTTTGCGGCATATTCAAGCTGTGCTTTCTCTACGTCCGCTCCCCGGATGAACTGGATGACCTTCTGAGCATTTTCATTTGCAAGGATGGTCTGGGCGCCAGTGACCACCTTGCCGATTCCGGTATTCACGTTCTGGACGATCTTGCTCTGGTCGTCCGTCACGGCAGGAGCCTGCACGGCTGCCAGTGCTTCCAAGCCATCCACCGCATAGTTTGCAAACTCCGTTACGCGGCTGAACGCCACGCCAGCGTCAGAACCCAGCACCATGCCCGCCGCAACGGACGGGAACATAGTGCCAAAGCTCTGTGCGATCTGGTTAAACCGCTGCTGCCGCTGTGCCTTGCGGAAGTCGATCAGGTTGGTGCCTTCGTCCGTAAAGCCGCCATCGGCAAACATCTTCGGCTTTCTGCCGGGCAGTTTCAGCAGGTCGCCCAGACCAACGCCCAGCATCTTGCCAGCCGTCAGCCATGTATCCACGTTCTTCTCCCGGACACCGCGCCGGAAGCTGATGACCGCTTCCGTACCAGCCTCGCCAGCGATGGACGGTCCCTTCGTCATGCCGCCGTTGGCAAACGCCGGGACGGACACGGGCGAGAGGCCGAAGCCGAAAGACTTGCCGCCGATGACCGGGACGGGGATGCCGAACAGTGTTTCCGGGATTTTAAGCTGGATCTTGTTCAGCGCTCCAATGATGAAGTTGACCGCCTTCACGCCAACGGTAGCTATCTGCTTCAAAAATCCGATGACACCCAGGATTACAGGCTCTACCACCGGCAGGGCCTTGCCCACAACGTCTACCGCCACCTTGATGGCATTGACCAGCGTAGTGCCCACCAGGCTTACCACCGTGGACAGCAGCGGCATAACCGCCGGGATGCCCTCATTGATGACAAACCCGAATATCTCCGTCAGCACCGGCTTGATGTGGTTCGTGCCCAGATCCACGATCTGGGAGAACACACCGGCAAAGGACTGGACCAGCGGCATGACCGTCTGGATAGCCGGGGTCATTGCTCCGAATACATCGCCCAGGTTCAGCCCTCCGATGCTGAAACCGGATAGCTTTTCCTGAATGCTCTGCAAGCCCTCCGGTGTGGAGAGTTGACCAAACACCTGTTTTGCCAGATCTCCGATGCTCGTGATTTTGCCGGTAAACTTGTCGAATACGGCAAGGCCGCCTTCACCAAATACCATGCCGACAATGTTGCGGACATCCTCAAAGTGATCTCCCAGTATGGAAACCACGGCAACCATCGTGCCCAGACTTGTAATAGCCGGTCCGAACATACCAAGCAACGACATAAAGCCGCTGCCCAGTTTCGCAGCCACCGGGCCAACGGTAGAACCCAGCACGTTCAGCCCCGCGCCAGCGAACTGGCCAACGTTTTTGATCGTGCCGATTGCGCCGCCCGCCAGCTTTGTTGCGCCACCGACCACCTTGTTTTTGGCGTTTGCCAGAATTGCCGGGCCTTTCGTCTGGCTAAAGATATACCCCATCTGCGCAAGAGCGTCCTGACCGTTCATACCGACCGTGCTGGTTGCCATACGCCAGAGTGCTCTACCTCTGCCTGGCTGTACGATGCCCGTTTTTGCGAGGATCCCTACTCCGGCCTTTCCGATATTTCCGAGTGCAGACTTTCCAAGTCCGCCCATCGTAGACAAGGTTGCTCCGCCAAAGGATTTCATTCCGGCAAAGATGCCGGGGAAGTTGATGCCCTTCGGTCCCGCTATGCCGGACAGGATCTGCTTTGCAACGCCGCCCGCCTTTACGAATCCGCTGCCGATGGCCGTGTTGCCCAGTGCGCTTATAGCGCTGCCTACACCCGTGACGTACTTTCCGGGTCCAGAGTTTTTCAGCAGACCGAGCACACCGCCGTTCGTGCTGGCTTCCAGAACGTCATTTACAAAGCCGGTCTGTCCCTTCTTGGTTCCGCTGCGCAGTCCCTTGAAGTTCTTCATTGTTGCCCAGATGCCCACGCCAGCGCCGTCCAACGTCTGCCCGATCTTGCCCAGGCGCGTTGCTGGCTGCTGTGCTCCGATGCCAGCCATCTGTGCACCGTACTTTGCGTTTTCCGCGAACATTCCGGCATTCGACCCAGCAAACGCCGCGCCGCTCACCGTTTTCTGGATTAGGCTTGTGGGGGTCAATGCACCCAGCAGGTTTCTGACCGTGATGCCGCCGAAAGTTCCGCCGGGCGCTCCGCTCGGCTTTCCTCCGATCACAGCATTGCCCACCGTGGACAGCAGCGTGCTTCCGGCGCTGTACGCCGCAGGCGCAAGGCTCATGGCTCCCAGCGTCGCAACAATGGCCGTAATGGCTCCTGCCACTTCCGGCCCATGCTCTGCTGTGTAGTCGATGCCTTTCTGTATCCACGGCAGCGCCGTCTTTGCGGCGTTCCCGATTCCGTTTACCGCATTGCGCAGCAGCGGCAGCACAGACGTTACCAGGTTGGACAAGTCCGGTAGGCTTTCGTCGATTTCCTTGTAGAAGTCCAGCTGGATCCGGGTCAGTTCCTTTTGGGCGGGCAAGAAAGCCTCACCAACGTCCTGCATCAGAACCGTTCTGGCATTGGTGCGCATGATGTCAAGACTTTCCTGCGTCCCGCTGTTGATAGCAAACTCACGTTCCATACTGTTTTTGTAGTTGTCGTAGTTTGCATCGCTCACTTCAGAAAGCGTTTTTTCCAGCAGGTCAAGATTATTCGTAACCTTCGCTGCGCCTTCCACCGCCCACTGGTTAAACAGAACGTTCAGTGTGGCCAGCTTCTTTTCGTCCGGCAGCTGATTGATAGCCGCAAAGACTTTCTGCAGCGTCCCTGTTCCGTCCTCCTGCATCGACTTTGCCACACCAGATGCCGAGAATCCCAGCGTTGCCCACATCTCCTTTTGGGCCTTGGTTGCGCTATCGCCCTTTGAGATGTTGGTGTAGATTCTGGAAATCGTAGTACCAGTGCGTTCCGTGTCAACGCCGGTAGCCTGCATTGCCGTAGCAATGGCCGCCGTAGTCGATGGATCCACACCGGCCAGCTGGCCGACAGAAGCCGATTTGTTCACGCTGGATGCGATTTCTGCGGCAGTCGTCGCATTGTTTGCGCCCAGGTAGTTGATCTGGTTCATCAGGCGCATAACGTCATCGTGGCTGTAATTGACCTTGTTGCCGTTCTCGTCCTTTTTTGTGAACGAAACCTCCCACTTGGCCATATAGTCACCGGCCGTCCGGTCTTCCAGATCCATAGCCGTAGCAGCCACAGCTGTGTCGCGCAGGATGCCGCTTGTGGTCTGTTCGTCAACGTCCTTACCAGACTGACCCAGAGCCGCGCTCATGGTGGAAAGTTGTTCCGTGGTTCTCGGAATCTCCATGCTAAGCCGCTGGATGTAGTTCTCCATATCGGCATAGTTTTGCGCATAGGTCTTTCCATTTTCGGACATCTGGTCGGACGCTTTGCCCGAACTGTCTGCAAGACCGTCCACATAACGCATGACCGGTGCCATCTGTGCTTCCAGTTTTACGGCCTCGTTTGTGGTTTTCTGAATGCCTGCGGCAACAGCACCCGTCAGCGTTGCGCCAAGTGCAAGGCCGGCTTTGCCGACCACGCCCAGCACATTTGTGACCGTAGATGCCAGGGAGTTTACGCCTCGCATCTCTCCCGCCAACGAGCCGGTCAGACTCTTCACCTGACTTATGGTTTTCGCCAGGGATGGGTCCACTTTGCCCATGATGCGGATGCTAAGATCTAATGCTCCATTTCCCGCCATACGTCCGACACCTCGTTACACAGATTTACCAGTTCCCGCCGTGGCAGGTGCAGCAAATCGGTCATGTTGGAGTGCGTGGCAATGGACAGCTGGATAGCCGCTTTCCTAAGTCCTTTCGCCCCGCCCTTTACTCGAAAAAATCAGCGTCCACAGCGTCGCGCAGCTTTACCGCCTCGCACAGCGGCAGGCCAGCAAAGAAATCCACCGGATAGCCGGTGCCCATGCTGGCGATGATGCAGCAGTACAGGTAATTGCGGCCAGTGTTCACCGTGTTAAAACCAGCAGCCACCAGACGGTTTTCCGCCGTCGATTCACTCATGGTGTTCAGTTCGCCCACGCCGGACAGGTCGATGCCTTCAAAGGTCTGGCCTTTCAGTTCGTCCTTCTCGCTGCCCTCGTAGGTGTAGGGTGCGGCGAATTTCAAGGCATGAGATTTCAGCTGTGCCTTGACTTCATCGGCCTTCTGGCTGCTGTCCATCGCCTTCAGCACTGCGGTCTGCACCAGTTTGATCTTGCCGCGGGGCATGAGTTTGAAAAACTCCACAGGCTTGCCGGTTGCCTTGACGGCCATTTCCTGCGCGAAAGAGGTGGTAGCCTCCATTGCAGCCAGAGCAGCCAGTTCACCGGAAAGTTTCTTCTGCACATCCACAAGATCCTGCACGGTCATCTTCGCCATGCCGGACAGATCCAGACTGTCGTACTCCTTGCCCTCAAACTTGTAGGGCTTGTCGAACTTCACAATATTCTCCATTGCTGTTTCCTTTCTCGTTAAAAAGAATCAGCCGCCCCACCCTTGGGACGGCTGACTTCATCATGTATCAGGCTTTAGATCAGAGCGTTGATCTCGGCACGCATATCCTCGCCATCCACATAGTAGCGGCCTGCAAACTTATCAATGTCGATGACGGTCTGGCCGTCAACCTCCATCAGGTAGCGGGTCACTTCCAGCGTGGTGCTGCTGCTCATGGTGTCGGCGCGCTTCAGCTTGCCGGGATCCAGCTCCTTGGGGCGACCGCCCAGGACGACGCGCAGACCCTTGTAGGTGTAGCCGCCGTTCTTGTTGTCGTTCTGCATAGCAGCACGCAGGGTGATCTGGATGTTCTTGTTGGGGTTCATCATCTTGGTGGCGTAGCTGTACATGGTGTTCCAGTTCAGCGTAGCCTCCATGCTCTCAAACTGGCCGGGGACAGGAGAATCCACATCGCCCGCAATGCCCATGCCGTTCACGGTCGTGGTCTTGTTCTTGATCTTGGGCAGGGTGACTTCATCCGCCAGACCAATCAGAAGATCATCTTCGGTGTAGGCATTGTAGTCATTGATGACCTGGGGAACCAGATCACTGGAAATATTCAGAGCCATAGTTCATCCTCCTTACAGAGACAGGGCAGAAGCCAGTGCGCCGGCCTCATACTCCATGGTGTTGTTGATCTGCTTGAACGGCGGGAAGGGAGTGCAATACTGGTAGAAGCTGTAATGGCCTGCCACCAGCTCTGCGGCGGTGTTGCGGTCAGGGTCCGCCTTCATGCTGTAGCTGGCGCAGACCTCGGTAGAAACATACACGCTGCCCTTCATGTTCTCGCTGTCGATGATGGACTGCAGGCGCTTCTTGTTCATGGGCTTGTCCAGCTTGCTCTGGTTGCTCAGAACAAACTTCGTCCAGGTATGGTTGAAGAAGCGGCGGACGCAGAGGAAAGCGTCCTTCGGGTCGGTATTCTTCGGGTAGCAGCAGGTCTCATTGCCCCAGACCACAAAGTCGCCGGAGCGGATGAAGGTTGCCACGCCCTGCTCGTTCAGAACGTTGCCCTGCTCCTGATCCATCAGCACTTCCGTGCCATCTTCCAGACAAGCTGCGGAGATGGGCACACTCACGTTGGACGGGCTGGCGTTCGGGCAGTCGTTGTACAGACTGTCGTTGTACACGGTGGCCGCTGCCGCCAGAGCACTGCCGCTGTAAATCGCGGTGCCGATCTTGCCATACAGCCACAGGGCGTATGCCTCGCGGGATGTAGCGCCCTGCTTCACCTTCTGCCCGGCCACATCGGTGTACTTCTTTGCACCGGTGGCGCTGCTGTCGATGTCAATGTAGCACACTGCATCGAACACGCCATTGATCTTGCGGCACTTAGCCTGCATGGCAGCGCACACCAGAGGATCCTTGGAGAAGCGGGGTGCCAGAATAATGCCGGGCACCATGCCCAGCTTCGGGAACACCTGACGCACAACTTCCAGACCGGTTTCTGCGCCAGTGGAAGCATTCACGCCGCCAACGATGTCGGCTGCCGTCACCTTGGTGGGATCCAGAATGGAGCCAGTCACGGTCAGCGTGGTGGCACCATCACCCTTACCACCAGTAACCAGCGCAATGTTCACGGTGCCGTCATCGTTGAAGCTGGCGGTGTAGTCCTCATTTGCCACCAGTGCAGTGGTTTCCTTCTTCACCACCAGAGCGCCCAGCAGGATGCCGGTTTCCTCGATCTTGGCAACGCCATCATTCACCTGCACGCTCTTGGTTTTCATCTCCGTGGTGTGCTTTGCAGGGTCCAGAACGTTAATCAGGACGACGGGAGCAACGCCCATCACCTGAAAGCTGGCGCTGATCGCATCGCACAGGGTATACTTTGCGAAATCGTCAGAGTAGCCAACTGCGGCGGCCGCCTCCTTGAAGGTGTTCGCCAGCAGCGGAGTGTTTACCGCTGCCGTGGGGTCAGCCAGCAGGTTGACCGGGGCGGTGCCCACGATGACCTGAAGGCCAGAGTTGACCGATACCGGCGCGGAAACGCTGGTTTCGGCCTCGGTTTTGTTAAAACCATGAGAAATAGCCATTTGTCATATCCTCCTTACTTCATCAGGTCGGCGGCCTTCTTGTAGAGAATGTTCTCTCTGGTGCCGTCCTGTTCGATCTTCACGCGCATTTCTGCGAGCTTGTCCAGCGGAACGATCAGCGCCTTCAGGAACGGCACCTGCTCCACTTTTTCTTTCAGCTTTTCGGGCAGGCCATCCACGAATACGGTGTACTGCGGGGCAATGCCCTTGACGGTCGGCCCACAGTACGCCGCAGCGCCGGTGGTTTCCGTCACAGGCTGCGCTTCCTTCGCAGCCTCGGTTTTCTTTTCGGTCTTTTCGATGCTCATATCAAAGCCTCCACTTCTTCGTTTTTCAGGGTGTTGGGCGTTTCGCAGATCAGGTTGACGATGCCCCAGTAGTAGAAGTCCATGTCATCATCCGAAAGCTCCCATTTGCGGGGATATCCCACTTTGAAAGCCTCGCCAAACACAGGCTTCCGCTTGAAGTGCTGCATGATGGCTTCGATGATGTTTCCGGTGTCCTCATATCCCTGCCGGTCCGTTTCCGGGTCATAACAGCAGATGATAAGCTGCAAAAGGACCAATTGCGGATCCTTTTCGTTCACCACCTCGCCGCTCGTTCTTGATACGATGATGCACGGGAAGTTGGATCTATTGGTATCCACATCGTCGTCATCATCGGTCGGGGACGGGATAAACTGCTTGAAGATCTTCAGCGACTTTTCGCTCTCCTGTCCCTTGAACTTCATATCCCGGAACAGTTCCTTCAGCTCGTCAATCATGGCCTGCTGGCACATTTCGCTGGTATAGCCGGTGATTTTTTCGGCCATATCAGATCACACCCTTTCGTTTTGCACTGGCGATCAGTTGCCGGACGCGCCGTTCGGTGTTGTCCTGCAGCATCTGTTCTACGGTCTGTTCCTGCATCTCCCACACTGTATGGTGCATTGCAGAGCCGGAAGGACTGGACAGTGTTGCCAGCTTCTCGTTCGGCTTCCAGCGTTTCTTGCCGCTCTCCGTGTAGTCCTTATCCGCAGGTACTCCGAGTTGACGTTGTACCATGCCGATATGCTTCGACTTGAACTGCACCAAGAAGCCCTTGCTCTTATCGCTTGTTCCGCCCAGAGCAATCATTGGACTGTCTTTCAGGACGCGCGCCCGAAAAACGGGCGGCGCATTGCGGACAGACGGACCCATGAAGGGCTTTGTGGGGCTGGTTCTGAAATAGCCCAGGTCTGCCCGGAATGCACCGGGGTCGTTCTTCATAATAGCAAGGATAGCGGTAGGCCGCCGGTTTGTGGCCTTCTGGCGCTGGCGCAGATCTTCGATCATGCGTCTACCTGCCGCGTTCAGGTCGTAGCGTTTCTTCACTTCGGTCAGCATCAGCTTGCGCGTCTGCCGCGCCGTGGTGTTTGCGACCACCTTCAACGCCGCCGGGGTTTTGTTTCCCAGCACGCCAAGAGCGCGGGTCACTTCCGCGTCATCAACGGAGACCGTCAGGCTGGAAGCGTCATAGTTGGTATGGAAGTATGCCAACTTACCTCACCCTTTCCAGTTCCATACGATACATACCCGCTTTCAGGGAGCAGGATTTGATGTTGTAGATCCGTTTCTTGTCCAAGGTGATCTGCTTGCCGCTCTTCGGCATGGGGCCGTAGTCTTTCTGCTTTACAAAAAGCAGCAGGTCGGCCTTGTACATACCCTGGTCAAAGGATTGCTTTGCTCCGCCCTCCCAGTGCGCCGGACGTTCAAGTACGCCGGGGTGCTGCGTGATACAGAGCATCAGCTTATCATCTATGTACCGTTCTTCCGCAAACTCATTCGGGTTGAAGATTACGTTCTGCACATCCTGCGCAACGCAGTCTTTGAACGTAGGAAACGGTTTCGGGGTTTCCGGTGTGCCGTAGTTCTGGTCAACGTCCAGCATATCCGTGCTCCTTCCCGTATCAGCAGACGGTAGCAACCAGCCAGCTATCCACCTTGTCGGGAATGGTCAGCGGACGGGTCTGCAGCTCAAGGATCATGCGGTCAGGACCATGCTTCACATAGGTGCGCAGCAGACGGTTGGTCTGAGCGGTGATAGTGCGCTTGGCGTCGTCGATGTAGGAAGTCAGGCCGTAAGCACGCATGAAGTTCGGGTTGGATGGCAGCAGAGCAATCTTATTGTCATCCACCAGCCGCTTGGTAACGGGGGCAGAAGGATTGGTCCAGTCGTCCAGATAAACCTCACCGTAGGTGTAGATGTCCAGACTGGGCTTGCTCAGGTGGCCGATATAGCGTGCGCCGTTGGGCAGGTCCTTGGGGTTGATGATGCCCAGTTCGATGCGGCGGTTGTCCAGCATATTCTGCACGTTGGTGTCGGCCAGGAAGTTGCGCAGAGCGGTCTTGCCCATGACAACATGATCCACGTTGGCAAAGCCATTTTCCAGCACCTGATCCACCCAGTCCTCCAGATTATCCAGAGGCTTAGCGGCAGATGCGCCCCATTTCTTCGTGCCTTCCAGTGTCACCTTGTTGGTGAAACCGAAGTCGATCACCTTGTTCACGCCGGGGCCGACAACGGGAATCTGTCCGTCCATGATGGTGCGCACGGCCATCCACTCCTCGCGGCGGGTGGCAGCATCGTTCAGGCGCTGGTAGTCCTCGATCAGCTGCTTTGCGGCGCGCTCTTCGGGGGTCATGCCAGAATACAGATCCTCGCCGGGCATACGCTCCAAAGCGTCGTTTGCGGTGGTGACGGTCAGAGGGTTAATCAGAGGCGGAGTAAAACTCTCGGTCTGGTAGCCCTCATTCTTGAGCACCTGTCCGCCGACCAGAGGATGCACGAAAGAAGCCATGCGGCGGTCACCCTTCACCACGTCGATGTCCACGCTCTTGGTGGCAAAGGTCTTGACGTTGGTGAAATAGTTGTCCAGGAAGAAAGTGCGTACCGGGGGAGTGGTGCGCACAACCTCGGCCAGATACCGAGGCTCATAGATACTGATTTCGTTAGCCATAGTTGTTATTACCTCCTACTCACTTCAGGAAGATGCCCAGATTGCGCAGAGCAACTTCAACGTCTGCTGCTTTTACGCCCTCAGGCAGCGCCAGACCGTCGGCGAAAAACTCACCCGTCAGATAGATGGGCACTTCCTCGTCTGCCGCTGCGCTGTCTGCGGTGATGCCGTACAGCCCAGTAACGGACAGCGGATTACTGCCGTCCACCTTGGCGATGGGCTTCACTTTGCCATCGGCCAGCAGCACCGGGGCGTGTGCCTCAACTGCTGCGCTGGCTTTTTTGGTGGCCTTTGCGATGCCGATGTTCGTGCCGGCAATAAAATGCTCCGGGGCGGTGGAATAAGTCTTTCTTTCCAGATCCATGCTCATAACCTTGTCCTCCTTACTTCACACCGTTCATCTTGTGGATTGCGTTCATCAGGCCCTTTTCCTGTGCGTCTTCCGGCTTCGGGTCCGCAGGGGGCGGATTCTGGATGTCGTTTGCGCCGGAGTTCTGGGCAGACTTCTTCGCCTTGTCCAGATAGTCCTTGCCCTGAGCGTTCTGCTTTGCCTTCATGTTGGCAATCACCGCCTTGGCAAATGCCGCAGAATCCATAGGCTTCACAAACTTTGCCTCGTTTGCCTCGTCCTCAGCACCAGGAAGGGTGCTGTCCTCGATCTCCTTGATGCGGGTACGCTCGGTAGTGGCAGCGTCATTCTCGATCTGTGCCACCATATCGGGGTACGCCTTGCGGAGATCATCAACGGTCTTGATTTCCATGTCTTTTACCTCCCCATGGTCGTTGTGTCCCGGCAGTTCCGCCGGGGTTTTATTTTCAGGCCGGGCAGCAGGCTTTTTTGCCTTTGCCCGGTTTCTGACAAATTCGGGCGCCTCGTTGAAAGGCAGGTGGGTGCCGACGCTGTTGACGAACAGGATGCCGTTGCGGTTCTCCACCACAGCGTCTTCCTCAGCGTCGTCCACCTCGTCCACAAAGCCGTTTTCCTTGGCTTCATCTGCCGTCCACCAGTTTGTTTCATCCATCCACCTTGCGCACTCGTCTGCATCGTGGCCGGTCTTCTTGGCGTATAGGGAAACAATGCTCTCTCTGGTAGTGTCCAATGCTTTCAGATAATCCCGCATCTCAGCCGCCGTCAGGTAGCCACAGATTCCCACACTCACCGGGTGGACCATGTAGGTGCTGTCCGCTGCCGCCACCACCTTGTCGGCGTGGCAGGCAACGATAGTGGCTGCACTGGCGCACAGGCCGTCGATGTGGGCGGTCACAGCGGCAGCATTGCGTTCCAGCTGATTGCCAATGGTCTGAGCCGCAAACACGTCACCGCCGCCGGAGTTGATGTACACGGTGATTTCGGTCACATCGCCCAGTGCGGCGAGATCGTCTGCAAACTGTTTCGGGGTGACTTCATCGCCCCACCAGCTTGTTTCGGAAATGTCGCCGTAAAGAAAAAGCTCCGCTTTCTGGCTGTCAGCCAGATTGCAGAACTTCCAGAACTTGTTATTTGTCGTCTTCGGGGTCGTCTGGGAATTGGGTTTGCTCATTTAGCCCTGCCTCCTTCATTTTTTCCATTTCGCTCTTGCGCTGCCGAACGTTTGCCCGCCAGCTTCCGCCGGTCATCTGTGCAGTTTCCTGCTCATTGGTGCTGATGCCCTGCTGAACGCGCAGAATCGCCGCCTCGATCTCTTTCTTGGCATCCAGATTGGTGCGCGCAGGACCGTTCCATGTGCAGCCCATGTAAGCTTTCGCCACAGCCGGGTCGTCAAAGAAGCCGGGTGCATTGATGCGCCCACGGGCTACTGCCTCGGCAAACCACTTCTCGTAGGCAGGCTGGCAGAAGTCCGCCGCAAAGCTATCCCGCAGCACACCGCAGGTGCGCCAGAACTCGTTCAGTGCGCCGCGGCTTGCAGAGTAGTTGGAACTGAATTTCTTGTAAAGCACCTCACTGGGGATCTCTACGCCGGTCGCTACCTGATTGGACATGGCCGTCATGAAGCCGTCGTAGGTTGTGGTCGGGTGCTTCGGGTCGAATACGCTCGTATCCTCTCCCGGTGCAAGGTCGAACACCGCACTCGGCGCAAGGTCGATACCCAGTTCATCGGGCGGGGTGTTCGGGTCCTCCGCCTTATCTGCCGGTTCCTCGCCGAACGGTGCCTGACTGGTCGGGTTTTCATGCTTGATAAACAGCGTGATGGACGATGCCACGATAGCCGCCGCCAGCTCTGCTTCTGTGTATCTGCCCATCTGTTTCAGCGTGGGCAGCACCGGGGCCAGCAAGGGCACGCCACGCCGCTGCCCGGCACGCTCCCTCTGTGTTACGCACAGGATGTTCGGTTCTCCCGTTTCGGGGTCGCGGGCTTCTACCCGCGTCCATGTCAGCGGCACCGTGCTGTCGTAAGCCAGCGGATGCCGACTTGCTATCCAGTACGCCACCACCGCGCCGTCCCGGTTCGTTTCCACGCCCTGCACGATCTGGAACACGTCATGCTTGTCTATCGTGCAGGGTGCCATTATGTCCGTGCGGTCAGGGCTGCAAATCAGATCGGCCTCGATCAGGCGCAGCCGCAGAGCATACGGCCAGTGCGGATGTTCGCTGAACTGCACCGCCGCAAACACATCGCCGTTCATCAGGAAACTGGTGAACGCCAGCGTCTGCAGCCGCCAGAAGTTGTCCATGCCGGCAGCATCGCAAAGGGTGCTGTCCGCCCAAAGTTCAAATTCGCGGACTATCTGCGCCTGCAATCTGTCTGCCTGTTCCTCGTTCAAGTGCAGATAGTCCGCATCCACCTGCGGGGTCGGCACAAGGCCGCTGCCCACCACGTTGGTGCGCAGGGTCTTGATGGCACCCGTTGCCAGAGGGATGCCCATATAAGCATCCCGGCTCCGTTTGCGCAGAATATCAAGATTATCTTCGATATCCTCTTTTGCGCTGCCGCCGCCAACGTGCCAGCTGCGCATAGCGCGGGAAATGCGGCTTGCTCCGTAGTTTCCGTAGCCGGTGCCGTTGTTCATGACGGACAGTGCGGAGCGTGCCACAGCGCGGCGATACCCTTTTTCAGGGCTGATTGCCGCAATGGCTTTGTCCAGAATATTTGCCATGTAGTCCACCGTCCTTACACATCATGCGGCGAGAAGTGGTAGATTCGGTTTCTGCCCCGGCCTTTTTCTTCTGCTTCCGCTTCAGCAACTTTCTTTTCCCAGAAGATGATGCTCTCCCGGATCTGTTTCAGGCTGGCACGGGTCAGCATCATCTGCTCGATCTGGTAACTTTGTCCTGTCGAAACAGCAGCTTCCGCTTCCAGCCACATATCAAGGTGCCGCTGTGCATCTTCTTTTGAAATGATCGGCATTGTTTAGATACCTCCTGATCTTCTTCTGCGGTACTGGCGCGGTGCGGTCTGGCGGGGTGCTTCCTCGCCGGGGATCTCCAAACCGGGGGGATTGCTGATCTCCAGCGCCGCCGTTGCGTAGTTTCTAATGTCAAACGCTTCGTTACGCTTCTGTGCCGGGTCTTTCAGTTCCCACCGCTCCACCTTGCGGCCAGACTTCCAGCGTGTGACCTTGTGCTCCGCAGTAAGCATCTTGAAATAGTTTTCGTCATACCCGGCATCCTCTGCCGCCGGGAAGTGGCAGTAGTTCGGGCCTTTGATAAGCACCTTCAGCCGGGCAAGAACATGGTTTTTGCCGGTATCAACGCCCAGCGTGAACAGTTCACCGCCCACGCGGTTGTTCTTCGTGGGGTTGCGCAGGTATGGTACGTCCATACCGCCGCGGCCTTTGATGGGCCAGATGTGCCGTTCCTCGCGCTCTTTGCAGAAGCGGATGACCTGATCCGGGAAGTGGCCGCCGCTGTCCATGCAGACGCACCGCAGGGACAGTTCCGTGCCGTCCTTCTTTTTCCAAGTCTTTGATAGGAAATCGTCCAGATCCGCCCAGACCTGCCCACGTTTCAGGTCGCCGTAGATGCGCTGATACCGGATGCCCCAGCTTTCCTTACCGATGCCCCAGCCCACGACTTCCGCCTCAAAGCGGTTGTCCTGCGTATCGACGCCGGCCGTCAGGTACACCACGCCGTCCGGCACCTCGGCCTCGTAGAACTCGCGGCGATCCAGCAGGTTGTTTGCCTCTACCGTTTCGCCCGGTTCTTCCCATGGCAAGCCAAGGTCGGTGTTTACGAACACCTGCATCTTTTCATAGTCGCCGCGCTTCGCGTCCATATCCGCCGCTATGAAGTCCTCCACGATCCTGTCCCATCCGCAAAGGGTAGAACCCATCTTGTTCATGTGGAAGCCTCTCACGGGGCGCTCTGGGTGCTCTGCGTGCCATTTGCCTTTCAGGCTGTTCTTCTTCCAGCGGTATTCATTGTCCAGACAGCCGCACTCGGCGCAACGGTACTGCGCACCGCCCGCCGTCCAGTTGTCCTTGTCGAATACCATGTTGTCCCACACAAAGGGTTGATAAAAGCCGCAGTTCGGGCAAGGCACCGTCCACTCTTCTTGTGTGGATGCGTTGAACTCGTCCAAAATGCGGCTATTGTTTTTGGTGGTGGGGGTGGATACCAGCACCGTCTTGTAATCCCAGTAGGTCGTTTGGCGCTGCTCGGCCAGCATGACCGGGTCGCCCTCTTTGCCGGCGCTCGCCTTGTAAGCGTCCACCTCGTCCGCCAGCAGCACCTTGATGGGGCGGCCGCGGAGGTCTGTCGGGGCATTTGCGCCAACAATGGTCAACTGTCCCCCGGCAAAGTTTTTCTTCATGATCGTGTTACCGGAATAGCGGCTCTTGTTGTCCACAAGGCCACGGAGCACCGGCGTGTCCCGGATCATGGTCGCCAAGCGGTCTTTGCTGAAGCTTTCGCCCAGATTCACCGTAGGCTGCACGATCATGATGGGGGCGGGGTAGTAACTCATGTAATACCCGATGGTGTTCAGGATCAGGCCGTCCGTCTTGCCAGACTGGGCGCACATCATGGCTACCACCTTGCGGATATGCACATCCCCGATGGCATTCATGATCTCCCGCTGGAACGGCGCATTGTCCGTGTTCCAGCGTCCTTGCCCCGCAGAGGCTTCCGCCGACAAGCGCCGGTAGTTGTCCGCCCACTGGCTAAGGGTCAGGTTCGGGGGCGGTTTCAGCGCTCCCAGTGCCCGGCTGAACATCTCCGCCGTCTGCGGTTCCAGGTGGATCATTGCCATGTTCGCTGCCGCCTTTCTTGACGCAGCTCTTGAACGGGCAGAACTGCTGGATCTCATTTAGCCGGGTGCCCCAGACGCAGTGCCGACACTTATTCTTCCTGCTCATCTTCGGATTCCCCCTCCGGTGCCGCCAGCGCAATTTCCGGGTCACTCAGTTCCACAAGCGCTTCCTGCACAGCCTTTTGCAGAATATCATGCGCTTCCGCCGGGTCGGTCAGCTGTGCCATGGTGCTTGCGTACTTGGTCGGGATGGTTTCCAGTCGGTTCTTGAAGTTGGTAAAGATGGTTTTGAGGGCGTGTTCTACTTCCTCGGTGCGGTGCAAGTCGCCCTGGGCTTCTTCCATCCGCATTTTCTCGATCTTACCGCGGGTTTCCTCCCGCTCGGCGCGGGCAGCCACAAGGCGGGCTTGACCGTCTTTGCCGCCGGTCTTGAAGTCCAGGTACTGCCGGACGCAGACTTTCATATCAAAGACACCAGGGCGGACTTCGGACAATACGCCCTGATCCCGCAGGTTTCGCACCTGCCGGTCAGTGATGCCCAGCCATTCGCCGACAGCCTTACTCGTATACAGGGGCATCCTCGTCACCGTCCTTGTCGGGTATCTCTCCGGTTGCCCGGATCCGCAGCAGGTCAAGCCGCTGCTGTTCGGTTTCCAGATGCAGCTTGTCCATCTCGTTCTTCTGCATTTGGGCTGCTGCCGACAGGATGCGCCCATGGATCTTGTTCAGTGCTTCCTGCAACTGCAAGATGCGCTGCGCCGGGGTCTCCTTCTGGTACATACCGATCCGCTGGTTTGCACCGTCCCGCTTCCGCTTGCCGCGTCCGCCGGGTACGCGCATATCGGTGACGCTGGACGTTATCAGCTGGTCAGGCGGCAGCTGCTGGTATTCCTTGATCTTGTCCAGAATGTACTTTTCCCGGAGCAGCAGTACACCGATCTCGTGGGAGGTCAGGTCGGTGCTGTTCCGGGGTGCGTCCTCTACGATCCGTTTTTCTTCCTCGGTCAGCTTGTCAAAGAAGATGGTGGAGTATGCTCCATCCTTTTCCGCGTTCAGGTTGCCCACCGGTGCCCCGCCGCCTGGGTTGCCCACGGCGTTTTTGTTTCCCGGTTGACCGCCGGGCTTCCGGGGCGCGGGCCGTTCCCACCCGTCCTTTGCTTTCCAGCGGCGGACTGTATCGTATTTAAGATGGAGATCATCCGCCAGCTGCCGGAGATTCACTTCTCCGTCCTTCTCCATCCGGGCGGCATACTCAGCGCGGGCGGCATCGCGCTCATCGCTTCGCCTTGCCATTCCGTTTTCCTCCAATAAAAAATGCCCCGCCTGGCAAATCATCCAGACAGAGCATTCAGCATCGCCGCCGGTCCAGCGGCTTTTCTTCGGGTCGCTTACAGATTGTAAGCAGCAGGGTATGAAAAAGACCCCTCGGCGCTTCCGCCGTGGGGTCTCTCGCATAATTCCACTGTACCAATTATACCACCAAAACCGTCTTAAAACGTCTTATCTTTCGCCGGTACGGGCTTTCAAATGTAAACAGTTTATGACATAGCACCTTTTTGCCGCCCTCAGCAAGATGGTTCTGCCCGATTTTGTTAACCTCAACAAGATCGCCGCCGGGTGTTTTTACGGCACCGGCAAAACGTGAACCGGACGTGAACTTAACGTGAACCTCTTGCGCGCCATCTCGGTGGCGTCACCGCCATGGTGCGCAGCCCTGAAATTTTTGAACCCGTCACCCTTTTTCGGTGGCCGGAGGGCGGAAGCCCTTCAAAAAATTTTGCACCTAGAAATATTTTGGGGCTTCCGAACCCGCACCGCGCCCGCCGGCGGGGGGCAGTACCTTACCGGCGGCGGTGGTCATCGGGGCGGCAGCCGGTGGCGGGCGGCGGGCTGTGGCCGATCCGGCAGGGCGGCGGCAGCGCCCAGGGCGTACCGAGGGACGGCAGCAGGGCGGCGAGGCGGAGAAGGAAGGGGGCAGGGGGATAGATAAGGCGAGTGATTGCCTGTTAAGTCTAAGCCCTAAGCCTAAAGCTCTATCCCGTTAGGTGGAGAATCTGACCCCTCCGGCGGCGTGGCAAAATGGCCGTTTTGTGGGGTGCGGCGGGGTGGATCATCCGGCAGGCGGCAGCGATGCAGGCGGGAAGGCAAGGCAAAAGAAAAAGGCCAGGGCGGCGGCGCGTTGTGCGCTGCTGCTCTGGCCTTCTGTCTGCGCTGGCGGTGCGATCTGCTGCGCCTGGTGCATCCCGGTGCATATCGTGGGCGGCGGGGTCTGCTCCCCGTTCCGGTGCCGGGGGTGCTGGCGCTGGCACTGATCCGGGCGCAACGGTTCCGGCTGGCAACGTTCCAGCGTGGCACGGCCTGCGCTGGCGGTGCTCCATCCGGTGCGTTTTTGCCGTTTGCCGGAGGGGTCAGATTCTCCACTTTACCGGGTAGTGCTCTATGTGTAGGGCTAGAACTTAGTGAGTTATAGCCTCCCCAGTAACCCCCTATAATCCCCCTTCTTCCCCGGATTCCGCCGGGGTCTGCTCAATTTCCAGCGGCTGGCCTTCCTGCTCCATTCTGGCATTGAGGGCATCAAGTATATAATTTTGCAAACTTTTTCCGCTGGCAACAGCTGCGGCGCGGATTGCTGCGCCTTTGCTCCGTTCCGGGCGAATCGTGATACTATCCCGGTTTGCGTTATATTTATAGCTTGCCTTTTTGTGTGCTTCTGAAACAGCCATTTTATCACCTCTCTTGTTTATTTTATTATATATTATAAGGCGAAAACCGTCTACGGTCATCTTGCACAATGCGCTCAGCTGAACCGTCTACGGTTTTTGTGAGTTTCTACAAATCGACCGAAAAGGGCTTGACTTCGTAACCGTCGACGGTTAGACTAAAGCCACAGCAAGCGCCACGGCAACCGCCGGACGCAAGCCAGTCACCCGACAGGGGAGAAAGGAGAACCGACACATGAGCGCAAATTTCTTCAAGCTGCCCGAATCCGACAAGCGGAAAATCTGGGCGGCGCTGCTCAAAGAGTGGGCAGCAAAAAAGGCCGCCAACCGGGCAAACGGTTGACAGCCTAGCAAGATGGGATTTGATCCACCAATCTTGTGATGATTTTACCACCGTCAGGCGGTAAAGTCAAGCGGATGCCCCGGCAGGGCTGCACCGCTCAAACAAAGCGGCCCCGCCCCACTACCCCGGCAGCCCGCCGGGAGAAATTGAAAAGAGCAAAGGAGCAAAGAACATGAAACTTTTGAACACTGCAAAGAAGATCACCACCACCGCCGCACTGGTGGCCGCAATGCTGGCAGGCACCGCACCGAAAGCGGCAGCCGCCTGCCCCTACACCCCCGGCCCCCTGGGCCGCTACATCGCCCCGGCCATTGTGCAGGGCATGACCGCCACCGATGACGGCGCGGTTGAAGTCTGGTGCACCGACGCGCTGGACGGCGACGACTGGTTTTTTACCGTCGATGCAAAAACCGATCTGCGGATTTATGACCGGGTGCAGCTGGTAGTTGATGCCAACGGCACCCCGGACAACTACGCCGATGATCGCGTTATTGATGCACTTTACTGCCACGACTGCGAGAGCGTGGAAGATTGAACCGAAAGGAGCGCTGCAACATGATGACACTTGTACAGATCCACGAACGGAACCGCAAGGAGAACGCCGCAGCCCAGCGCCTTCAGGCCGCCGGGTATCGGCTGGAAGGATGGGACCCCCGCACCGGGCAGCGGATCGCCGCCCAGATCACCGGCGAGAACACCAACGACGAACGCCGCACGTTCTACGCCTTCCCCACCTGGCAGGATGCCGCCGCCGCTCTTTTGGGCTGAACGCCCCGGACGCCTTAGCAGGGCCGCACCGTAAAGCGACCCCGCCCCACTACCCCGGCAGCCGCCGGGAGATCATCCCGAACACACACCCCGAACCGAAAGGAGCGCACCCCATGACAGCACTTGACAAGAAAATAAACCAGCTGGCAGCCCGTCACCGCTGGAACGTCACCCCCGTGCATGATCGTTTTATTCCCTGCTATTCCATCGTTCCCATGGATCGGCAGGAGCGTGACCGGATCAAAGCCACGCTTGACCGCTGCAAGGGTCTGAAGGTCAAGGTTGAGCAGGTGTTTAGCCCGTATGCCTGGACCTGCACCATCTACGTTTTCGATCTGGCAGAGTGGGAAGCGCAGCAGGAGCGCAGCCGCCTGGAATGGTCCATCGTCAACGCCTACTCCGAAGCGTATCACTTCAACGGCCACGACAGCGCCGGCGCAAAGCTGGCAGCACAGCACAAGGCCGCAGAGATCGGAGCGCTGGACCTGTTCCGCCAGATGTACCGCACCGCATGAGCCACCGCCGGACACTCTAGCAGGGCCGCACCGCAAAGCAGCCCCGCCCCACTACCCCGGCAGCCGCCGGGAGATCACCACGAACACCAACACAACAAGCAAAGGAGCGTTACACATGACTAACAACGAGATCATTTACAGCGAAGTCAACGCGAAGTATCACACCCCGGAACAGCGCCGCGCTATCCTGGCGCTGGCCTACACCCCGGAGCAGATCGCCGCCAAGGGCAAAGAGATCCACTTCAAGGACGTGCCCGAAGAGCAGCAGGGCGAAGAGCTTGAAAAGCTGTTGCTTGCTGGCCTGTTCCACACGTTCCACGAATGGAAGGAGCGCGGCAAGAGCGTCAAGACCGGCGAGAAGGCCGCGATTGATACCCGGCTTTGGAAGCTGGACACCCGCCCCCGCAAGACCCGCAGCAGCGGCAAGGAGCCGGACGCGCTGACCAAGGCAGCCGAAGAGCAGGACGACAACGGGAACTATTACAAGGCACCTGCGCACCTGTTCCACATCGGCCAGGTGGAAGCAAGCCGCCCCGCCCCTGCCGGACGCTTTAAGAGCCTGGACGAGATCCGCGCCTATAACAAGATGCTGGCGGATCAGCGCAAAGCCGCCAAGGCCGCCGCAGAGCAGGCCGCCAGCGCCCCGGCCCCGGTCATCACCGAAGAGCAGCACGAACTGCCGGAGCTGGTGCACGCCAGCCCGCTGCCCACCAAGAAGGCCGCAAAGAAGGCCAGCAAGCCCACCGCACCGAAGAGCGCGCAGCCCGCCCCGGATGCACTCCGCACCGCACAGCAGGCAGAGCGCAAAGCAAAGGCCGCTTTCCTGGCTGTCCCCGACACCGACCGCAAGGGTCAGGCCGCCGCGCTGGACGCCTGGCGCAAGACCCGGAAGGCCGTAGAGGACGCAAAGCAGACCCCCGCCGCCGTGGCCGTGCTGGATGAAGCGCCGGTGAAACAGCTGGACTTTGAGAGCATCGCCGCCGGGCTGCTGGCATGATCCACCACCACGAAACCGGAAACTTTAGCAGGGCTGCACCGGGCAAAGCAACCCCGCCCCACTTCCCACCGGCACCCCGCCGGGAGGATCACCACAAAACGAAACACGAAAGGAAGTTTGAACCATGAAAAAGTTTAGCAACGTCATCGACCAGATCAACGAGGTTTTGCGCCAGCAGTGGACGCTGCGGGACCTGCGCCGCAAGGCAGAGTGCACCGACCACCCCGCAGAGGTTCAGCAGCAGATCACCGCCGCCCGCCTCCGCCTCATCTGCGCCCGCCGCGGCTACCTGCTCACCGCCTGACCCGCCCCGGATACTCTGGCAGGGCTGCACCGGTACAAAGCAGCCCAGCCCCACCGCACCGGCAGAGCGCCGGGCACGAAAACCAGAACGAAACACGAAAAGGAGTTTTTGCAATATGAAAAGAGCATCCATCACCCCCGCCGGCCTGAACGTGAAGAAGATCACCGCCTATCTGAAAGGCCAGGCCAAGAACCGCAACGCCGTGCGGATCACCTGCCAGGGCGGCAGCGTGTACATCATCACCGGCTATGCAGCGTTCAAGCTGCCCGCCGCCCTTTACCCGGAAGTGATCCAGCCCGTGACCATGCAGGCAGCCCCCGCCGATGGTGTGACCATCGTTTCCAGCGATGACGGGTTTGTGGCCAACGATCCGCACCAGCTGACCGCCGCGCAGATGTTCCAGAAGTTCAGCAACTGCAAAGAAGAGGTCAAGCGCACTTCTCTTTTGCAGGAAGTCGAGATGAAGGGCAAGATCTGGGGCACGTTCCGAATGTTCCGCGATGGATCCCGGCCCATCATGATAAATTCGGAGTATGACGCTTTTGTGGATCATCACGAATTTGTTTACCACGGCAGCAACAACCCGCTTTCGCCCATCCTGGCAACTGACACCGCAGACCCGAAACGCGCCGCCGTGGCCGTGCTCATTGCCCCGATGAAGGCGAACGACGAAATACAGCAGGTATGCAACCGCCTGTTTGCATGACCTGCACCGGATACCCCGGCAGAGCCGCACCGGATAAAGCGGCCCCGCCCCACCGCCCAGCATTCCGCCGGGCGTATCACGAAACACGAAAAGAGGTTTACACGATGACCACCCCAAACGATTCCCTGGACTTCTACCCCACGCCGGACAGCCTGGCCTTTGATATGGTTTTCTCCCTGCGTGAAGTAAAATCCGGGTTCACCACCTACCCGAAACCCATCCTTGAACCGTCCGCCGGTGATGGAGCGCTTGCGCGTCAGATCCATGCCCTGGCGTTCAACGTCCACCACGACTATAAGACCGGCGAGGTTGACCAATACGACAAGGGAAAGGCACGAAGCGCAGAGCTTGACTGCATCGAGCTTTCCAGCGACTTCCGCGCCGTGCTGAAGAAAGACGGTTTTCGGGTGGTGCATGATAACTTTCTGACCTTCCGCCCCACCACGAAATACGCCGCAATCGTCATGAATCCGCCTTTCTCCGCTGGTGCCGCGCACCTACTCAAAGCGCTGGACGTCATGCAGGACGGCGGCAAAATCCGCTGCCTGCTCAACGCCGAAACCCTGCGCAACCCCTGCACCAACGAACGGAAAGAGCTGGCCGCACGGCTGGAAGCGCTGCACGCAACAGTGAAGTATTACCCAGACGCTTTCAAGAACGCCCGCCGCGCCGCCCGCGTTGAGGTGGCGCTTGTGTCGGTGGACATTCCCGACCGGGAGCCGGTGAGCCGGATCCGGCTGGATCTGAAAAACGAAACCGCAGAGCGCTTGAAAGAAAACCCGGAGTTTGCCGCTCTGGTATCTTCCGACCCCATCACGGCAGCCATTGAGCGCTACAACGCCGCCGCAGAGGGTATGCGCCGGATCTATGAAGAGTACAACGGAATCAAGTCGTTGTTTTCCTCCGCCGGCGCTGGTAAGAAAGAAAACCCCGTGATGGCTTTCACGAAATCTTATAACGACGCTATCCGGGAACTGCGCGGGATGTACTGGAAACAGCTGTTTGAAATGCCGCAGCTGTTCGATGCGATGACCTACGAAATGCAGCAGGATTATCAGAAGCGGATCAAAGAGCTTGAAGGCTACGACTTCAGCGCGTACAACATTCTGACCGTCCGGGAAGAAATTTCACGAAATCTTCTTTCCAGCATCGACCACGAAATTATAAAGCTGTTCGACGACTGGACGAACCTGCATTATAACGACGAGTACAGCAAGAACGTGCATTATTACAACGGCTGGTGCACGAACTCCGCGTACAAGATCAACCGCAAGGTGATTTTCCGCTGCAACGCCTTTGATACATACGATGGGCGTTTCTGCCCCCGGTACAACGCAACAGGCCATGTTGCCCAGATCGAGCGGGTGCTGCACTTCCTGGACACGAACGGCAAGCCCTACAATGGGGACGAACTCCGCGCCGTGCTGGATGCCGCCGAAAAGAGCGGCCAGACCCAGAAGATCCAGCTGCACTATTTCACCGCCACGTTTTACAAGAAAGGCACCTGCCACATCGAGTTTACGAACACGGACGTTTTGAAGTCCTTCAACCTCTACGCCGGACAGCGCAAAGGCTGGCTGCCGCCCACCTACGGCAAAAAGAGCTACCACGATATGGCCGCCGCAGACCGCCGGGTGGTTGACAGCTACGAGGGAGAGGCCAGCTACACCGACACCCTCACCCGGCACCTGATCCCCACGCAGAGCACGTTTTTACAGCTGAACGCTTAACACGAAACCGGATATTTTGGCAGGGCTGCACCGGACAAAGCAACCCCGCCCCATCTTCCCGACATTTACGTCGGGAACATCACGAAACAGAAAGGAGGTATTTTCATGGTTCGATGTTGGATATACTCCGCCGGGCCGGATCAATGCCAATGCTACAACGTGGACGACGAAAACTTGGCCGATCTGGCAGCGCAGGCGCAGTTTTTGGAGGACTTCCGCACCCAGCGTGCAGCGAACCCGGCATTATACCGGCAGCTGCTCAATATGCTGGTGCCCGCCGCCGATGCTATGCCCATGCGCAACTATGCTGGTCTGCCGTTCTGACAGCCAGCCCCGGCAGCCCGCCGGGAGTATCACGAAATCCAGTATCACGAAAAGGAGCAACAACCATGAAGAACCAGGGCACCAGTGCCCGGAACCGGTGACAGAACGTCACCGGTTGACCGTGCCCCGCCTCGCCGACCTGGTATCTCTGCACGAAATCTTCTTGTCTTTTATTGCTTTTGTTTGCGTTTTGTTCTATCATGACAGTAACGAAACACGAAAAGGAGGTTTCCCGTTATGACTATGATTCCCGCATTCGGCCCATGGCCAGAGCGCCCCGCAGACGCTGACGAAGAAAAGCGCCTTGCCAGTGCCCAGCAGAGCAAGACCACCCCGACCAGCATTGACAAGGAGCACGAAACCGGTGTTTTTTACGGCTCCGGCAAAGACCCTTACCAGACCACCCTTGCAAGCTGCACCTGCAACGATTTTGTGCGCCGGAAAAAGCCTTGCAAGCACGTTTTCCGGCTGGCTATGGAACTTGGCATCATCGACGCGGCATACAAGACCGGGCGCAGCACCGGCGAACGAAACGAGGCACAGATCAGCTTTGCGGACAGCATCGAACTGGTTGAGCGGCTCTCTGATGCAGCACAGAACGAGATCAAGGAAATGCTGCGCTACACCAGCGAGCGCGTGGATGACCGGCAGAAGCCCGTAACCTGCCACGAACTGGATCTGATCCCAGAACTGCGTACCTCGCCGCTCCTGCACGAAAACCCTTACCCGCTGGAAGAAGTGCTGAACGATCTGCCAAAGCCCCTTGTTGTGCAGCTACTGGATCTTGTGCACCGGGAAGGCAAGCCGAAACGAAATGCAGCTAAAGCCGTAATGGCTGCATGGCTGGCGCAGAACGCGCCCATGCTGGCAAAAGAGCTGCCGCCTTGTGCGTCCTTCTCTTTCGTGGAGGTGTTCGACAAAGCCCAGCGCGACGTTTACAAGTACCTGCACCGCAAGTACGACATGGAAACAGACTGGTACACCGGCGCAGAGTATCCCGCCGGGGCTGTACCCGCGGCAGACGGGTCTACTTACTACTTCCCAGAGGACAGAGTTACCGATGCCCTCACGAAACGCGGTTTTAATCGCTGCCTGAATGGTTACATCCCGGAGTAAAGAATCTTACTTCACGAAATCTTACTTTTTGACCACGAAATTTGCAATTTATCTGCAAAAATCCGGTCTTAGCCACGAAAAGCAGCTTTTTAACCACGAAATTCACTTTTTTGTGATTGAATTGAACTTTTTCGTTATCAAAACTTCAACTCATTCACTAAAACGGCACGAAATGGAGCATATTCATGGACGAAATTGAATTTTTTGCCCCGTGGCGTTTGGTCGCTGCTTTTGCGGACGGCTCCCGCCTGCTGTTCGATGGTCTGACGGAAGAACAGGCCAGAGACGCAATGGAAGCCGCCCAGGAAGAGCACGGCGACATTGGTTACTGGAACCGGGTCACGGATCAGAACTATGAGGACGGCAGGTATTACAAGACCGTCCCGCCACCGCCCTGCATCAACATCGTGGACTACGACGGCTACACTGGGCCGCTGGACGAAAACGG